TTCCATATGTTGTTATCGATGGCAAAGAGGTTGGTGGTTTAGTAGAGACTGCTAAATTTTTATTGGAAATTGGATTAGTCTCTGCACCAAAAAAGTGAAAGATCTTAAAATAAATAAAGGTATAGAATTAATGCTTCGGGGGACGAAAGCAGAAAAGGAAGAAGCGAAACCCCCACCAAAAGGTATCGCTATCACTAGGTTTTTTACCCTACTAAAGCGAAGAGTCTATTTTAACTTTGAACTTTTGTGGGACAGCAAGCAAATTTAAATTGGAGTTGAACCAATGACGCAAGCAACCATTGTTTATTTCTCAGCAACTGTTTCCTTTATATTTTTATGTGTTGGTGTGATTGCTGGATGGACAGCAAACGAAAAACTCCACGAATATATGTATCGTATGCAGGAAGAAAACATCCATCCAGAAATGTTAAATGGAGACGGTCAATGGATCAACGAAGAATTACTCTCAGTTCGCTTTGTAGATGAAGAGGAATTTGAGGAAGAATAAATACACTTATGATATTAATTAGGTCATGCAATTATTACTGAATGAAGTGCTGCAAAAAGTTAGCAATGCTAAAACTAAAGCACAAAAAATTAAACTGCTACAACAACATAACACTCCAGCACTCAGACAAATCCTGATTGCTAACTTTGATGATAGTGTTATTTCTATGTTGCCAGAGGGGAATGTTCCTTTTGAAGAGAATGATGTGCCCGAAGAGACAGAGCATACGAAACTAATTCATGAGTATCGTAAGCTCTACCTCTTCTTTAAGGGTGGCGCTAATCTCTCGCAGAATCGTCGTGAGATGCTGTTCATTCAACTCTTAGAAGGACTCCACAAAGGTGAAGCAGAAGTTCTGATTCTTGTCAAGGATAAGAAACTTGGTAAGCGTTGGAAGATCACTAAGCAGTGTGCGGAGGAAGCGTTTCCTCAAATCAATTGGGGAGGTCGTTCCTAATGGGTAAAGGTTGTAAAATTCTTCATCAAGATTGTGACCCTACCCTTGGCACAGATAGAAATCTTCCTTACAATACTTTCTTGATTGAATATACAGTAGAAGGTATTACCAAGTTTGATATTGCTTCTGGTGCTGGTCAGGTGGATATTTTTGATGACTACTGGGATAAATATCATAGCGATCTAGTTAATATGACCCCAACTGAGGGCAGAGTTAATCCCAAAATGTGGATCGATCCAAAAAAGAAAAAGAAATGAAAGGACAAACAGGACACTGGTGCATTTTCTATAGAAAAAATTCTGACAAGAGTGGTATTTGGTACACCATGAAGACATGGCGGAAGGATGGTGTCCTTGTATCCGCAAAGACATATGTCGAAGTGTATAAATTCACAAAGTACAAAGAGGCATGGCAATTTGCTAAGAATTTAATTACTGAGACTCCATCTCCTACTTATGATGCACAAGTCAAGCGCGTGTGTCGTCAGCGTGGGGAAGGATTCTACCTAGCAGGTAACTGAATAGTACCTGTTAATACACTTGACACAACATAAATACTAGTGGTATAATTACCATACGTTCATCCACATGTTAGCACTGCTGTTGGCATTTACCCTTGCCCATCATGCTGACGACAGCCCCTACGGGTGGCATATGTCGTGTGAAAGGTTCCTCCAACGTCGATTAGAGATTCAAATGGATCCTAACCTAGATCAACGATCTAAGTTACATCTGATTGGATATCTAAAGTCAAAAGTGGAAGGTCAATGCACAGATGTATTAACATAGGACGCAAGTAAGTCGCGGAACGGAGCCGTTCATCCCATGCTAGAATTACTTTTCTATACAACACTCACTTGTACTCAAACTGATGCTATTATGCTGAAGATTGAGAACAATAACAACCTTAACAATCAGCTTAAGGTTGAGTTGGTTGAGACCCTTAAGGACTCATCGCCAGAATGCCAATGGTATTGGGACGCACACGACTGAAGGAACGGGGATTAAAAACCCTAACTTCAGGAGACTGACAAATGAACACACTAAATATGATTCGCAAGCAGATCAAAAAAGCATCTGCTCTTCACGACGCACGTATTAGTCACACTTCATATCGTGGTGTTGAGTATTCGACACGTTGTGTAGAATCCAAGGAAACCCATGGCACATTCTGCTATCGTGGTAAAGCCTACATTAAGTGACCAACTTACTTTTTTCAGGAGGGTTGCGACCCTCCTTTTTTGTGCTATACTATTAAGATCTATTATCTAAATATGGATAGAGAAAAACTTAAACTCATCGTCAAGAACCTTAAATCTCTAACGAATGCGTTAGAGAGTGAAGTGTATTCAAATGTTGATGCATACAAGTACGTTCATCCTTGGGACGAACATGTAAATAAGACAAAACCTAGAGTAGTAACTTCAGAAGATGACGATGACGGATACCCAGACTGATTGGCGCTACAGTGATGAACGCATGGACGTAAGAACACAAGGACTAAACATTCTTCTTAAGAAATTCGGATCAGAGATTTGCTCTGATGGATCACCACGATACAGCAACCAAAGCATCTATGAATGTATTCATGACTGGGTGTCTCAAGGAAACATGAGAACCGATGGCATCGTTGCCTATTACAAAGCCTATTATGACCCGTCTAAAAGATCAAATTAGATTAGCAAAAAAAGCAATCAAAGAAGCAAAGAAGAATCCAAATCTTTATACAGAAGAGGAACTGCAGTACATGGCAATGCAGTTAGTTCGTGCTAAAATAGCATTGAAAGTCAAACAAATTAAACGTAAGCAGGAGAAAGGATTTAGTAATGAATTCAGTGAAGTTGGTAACAGTGACACCCGACGCAGAAAAGACGATGGGGTACGTGGCGAGGGTGAGCAATCCGAACAACCAGGACAATCCTAAGGTTGCTGGTCTGCTAGCATATTGTATCAAGCACAACCACTGGTCTGTGTTTGAGCAGGCACACATGACCTTGGAGATCGAGACCACTCGCGGAATCGCAGCTCAAATTTTGAGGCACCGTTCATTTACATATCAAGAGTTTTCTCAACGGTATGCTGATAGTTCTATGTTGGCAGATAAGATTCCTTTGTTTGATCTTCGCCGCCAGGATACAAAGAACCGTCAGAATAGTATTGATGATGTAGATCCTTTTATTAAGCAGGAACTTGAGATTGCTATTGAGCGTCACTTTGATTCTGCTATGGATCTTTATCAGCATATGCTTTCTGTAGGAATTGCAAAGGAATGTTCGCGTTTTGTGCTTCCCCTCGCCGTGCCCACCAGAATTTACATGACGGGATCAGTTCGGTCATGGATCCACTATATAACTCTGCGGTCTGCTAATGGAACGCAGAAAGAACACATGGATATTGCAGAAGATGCAAAACGTGTGTTCTGCGAACAATTTCCTATTTGTGCTGAATCTTTGGAGTGGAATTAATGCCTACATATCCTGTTAAAAATCTAGAGACTGGAGAGACTCAAGAACTCTACATGTCCATGAAAGAATACGAACAATGGAGAAAGGACAACCCTGGATGGGACAAAGACTGGTCTAAGGGTTGTGCTGGATCTGGTGAGGTTGGTGAATGGAGAGACAAGATGAAGAAAACTCATCCTGGTTTCCATGACATCATCTCAAACAAAATTGGGGCACATGCTCCCCGTAATCGCACCATTCACGATAAGTACAATTGATATGCCACCTAGAAAGAAGACAACTAAGTCACCTGGACAAGGTATGACTGCGAAGCAGAAGAAGCGTCGTAAGCCTATTGATGAGGCATACATGGTTCCTATCGAACCTCTCACTCACAATCAACAGATTATGTTTGACGAGTGGGACAAGGGGCAGATGATTTATGCTTATGGTGTAGCAGGAACTGGTAAAACATTCGTTGCTCTCTATAAAGCACTCAAAGATGTGTTAAATGAATACACACCATACGAAAAGGTTTATATCGTCCGCTCTCTTGTCGCTACTAGAGAGATTGGTTTCCTTCCTGGAGACCATGAGGATAAGTCTTCTCTCTATCAGATACCATATAAGAACATGGTTCAATCCATGTTCGAGATGCCTGATGACAGTAGTTTTGAGATGCTATATGATAATCTCAAATCACAAGAAACTATTTCATTCTGGAGCACTAGTTTCATTCGTGGTACTACACTTGACAACTGTATAGTTATCATTGACGAGTGCCAGAACTTAAACTTCCACGAACTGGATAGTATCATCACTCGTGTAGGACAGGACAGCAAGATCATTTTCTGTGGAGACGCAGCACAAACTGACCTTCAAAAGATCTCTGAACGCTCAGGTATCCTAGACTTCCAACGCATTCTCCAGAACATGGAAGAGTTTTCGTTGGTAGAATTTGGTATCGATGACATCGTTCGCTCTGGTCTTGTCAAGTCTTATATTATTAACAAACTCAACTTAGGTCTATGAAGTTGTTTAATCATGTGGGATTAGATCCTATTGAGATGTCTGCTGAGATGGTGGATGGTAAGCGTGTCTATCTAACACCAACGGGACATCATTATCCATCTGTCACCACTGTGATTGGCAACAACGCAGCAAAGAAAGCAGGCATTGCCAAGTGGCGAGCTCGTGTTGGTGAGAAGGCAGCGAATGCTAAGACAACTCGTGCTACTGGTCGTGGCACAAAGTATCACTCCATTGCTGAAGATTACTTCAATAATAATCTAGACCTAAAGAAGTATAAATCGCATCCACTTCCTGTTCTTATGTTCCATCATAGTCGCCCTATTTTGGACCGTATAAATAATATTTACTTACAGGAAGCGGCGCTCTACTCTAAACATTTAGAGATTGCAGGGCGAGTAGATTGTATCGCTGAGTTTGACGGTGTGTTGTCTATCATTGACTTCAAGACTGCTGCTGAACCTAAGCGTGAGAAATATCTTTACGATTACTTCGTTCAAGAAACTGCATATGCATGTATGCTTCAAGAAAATTACGGGCTGAGTGTCAAACAACTCGTTACTATTGTTGCTTGTGAAAACGGAGAGACTCAAGTTAAGGTGCTTCCACCTAAGAAAGAATATTTCATGAAACTAATGAGTTACATCCACGAATACAAGGAACGGTATGGAGAAAAAACAATTATTAGAGGATAGATTTATGACCGCTGCGAAATTCTCGCAGGAAGTGGAGAAGATTGCATTACACAATCCAGACATGAATTATATTGATTCGGTTATCCACTATTGCGAGGTGAATGAAATTGAAATAGATAGTGTATCAAAGTTGATCAGCAAACCTTTGAAGGAGAAACTTCGTCATAACGCACAGGAACTTAACTTCATGAAAAAAACAAGTCGTGCAAAATTAATGTTGGTATGAGCTTCTTTCAATCCGAATTGGTTCGTGGTGACATCCAAGAGATGATGGAACTACAGCAGTTCTGTTTCAGATCTGCCATGAATTTTGTTATTCTAGATGATGCAAGAAAACTAGAATACTTTGATAAACTATTAAAATTAATTGATAAACAGAAAACTTTTTACTTCCGTATTAAGTTAAGTGACGATCCTGAGGCGGTGTCTGTATTAGAGACCATGAAGCAGGGTATCATTATGCTTGGTGCTACACCAGGCACTAGCATCGAACAAATGTTTGATGAACTGACCGAGCGAGTCCAAACGATGAAGGACAAACTCGAAAGTGACATAAAGGATTGACGCCTGACTTGTCACCTGTTATACTAACTTTGTTGGGCAGACGGGACTGGGAGACTGGTTCGCACGTAAGACCCAACATACAAACCAAATCCAAAACAATCCGAGGCAATCTATGTCATTCGCAGATCTGAAGCGCAAGTCCAGCAACAATTTTCAGTTCCTACAGAAGGAACTTGAAAAATCATCCAGCGGTAAGAACGTTGATGAGAGGTTCTGGAAACCAGAGGTTGACGCTTCTGGAAATGGATACGCTGTTATCCGTTTCCTCCCCGCCCCTGATGGCGAAACCATCCCATGGGCAAAGGTGTATTCCCATGCCTTCCAAGGTCCTGGTGGTTGGTACATCGAAAACTCCCTGACTACACTCAACGATAAGGATCCCGTTGGTGAAGTCAATCGCCGTCTCTGGAACAGCGGTAGTGATGAAGACAAAGAGACTGCTCGTAAGCAGAAGCGTAAGCTCTCTTACTACAGTAACATTATGGTCGTAAAAGATCCTAAGCACCCTGAGAATGAGGGTAAGGTGTTTCTCTACAAGTATGGTAAGAAGATCCATGATAAGATCCTCGCTGCTATGCAACCTGAGTTTCAAGATGAGACACCAGTTAATGTCTTTGACCTTTGGGAAGGTGCTAACTTCAAACTGAAGATCAAGAAGGTTGCAGGATACTGGAACTACGACAGTTCTGAGTTTGATTCTGTCTCTGCTCTCAGTGCAGATGATGATCAACTAGAAGTAATCTGGAAGCAAGAGAATTCTCTTGAAGCATTCACTCACAAAGATCAGTTCAAATCCTATGAGGATCTTGAGCGTCGTCTGAATATGGTGCTTGGTATCACTCAACGCACTGCTGTTCCTACAGTAGATAGTGAAGAGTATGAACCTGTTGTTGCAACTGGTGGGTTTAACGACCCTGACATCACTCCATCTGCTTCCTCTCCCGTAAAGGAAGAGGCAATCGTTGAGGATGATGACGCACTATCATACTTCGCACGTCTTGCTGAAGAGTGATTAAGTTTCTCTGGAGAGGACTGAATCATCCAGTGACTTATATAAACCTTACGTTTGTTGGAATGTTATTTGTGATTCAGTTCGTGCATACCAAAGCACACCTTACTTTAGAAACAGACGTTCATGGTCATGCTTACAGAGTGTTGAAAAAGAATCCAAAACTAGCAACATCTTCTTGCTACAAAATGGGTTTTTCAAAACGATAAAACTGGGAAAAAAATTCGGGCAAATTTTTGCTTAAAAAAGTTTTTACTCAGTTGCCTTTAGTTTCTGGTTGATATAACTTCCAGATTTTTTATAAATGTTTCTCTTTCTATAGTCATCAACAAACTGTCTAAAATATGCTGGTTTGAGTAGATAGATTTCTCTCTTCTTCTCATTCTCAGCAGAATAATAATCAGCAATGGTAACGGGACGACAAATCTCGTTACCATTTTTTATTACAACAGAACCATCGATGTTTAGTTTGTGTGTGCTGTTGTAGAATGTCTCATCAACACGAGTGCCATCAGAGTATTGTCCTATCGCATAAGTTTCGTAGTGTCTTATGGTACCATAGGGATCATCATACTCACCCTCTAGGACTTTAGACAATGCATAGTTTGATAGTGGCCAATCATATTGTGCATTAATGATGTTGTTTGTTAGAAGAATGACCCAATCATAAAACTGATTACCATATACTTTTTTTGCTAAAGTATCTGGTCTTTCATTATCAATGATAGTATATTTTCTAAAGATGACTGAGTATGAGAACACATCATCATTGATTTTGTATCTGCGGAAGAAATTCTTTGCAGTTACATAGTCCGACTCTGAGAACGGATAACTAATTGGTTTCTCATCATATGAGATGTTAGGAATTAGTGAAAAAAACATTAGTACTGCTCTACTTCGTCTGCAAAGATAAGTTTGGTCTCTTGGAATGATAATGAAAGACCGATGGCAACCATGTTACCGTCACCATATGTAGCATAGGTTCCGTCAGGAGTGTAATTTACCTCAACTTGTGTGATAGCACACATCTTATATTGTGGCACAAATTCATTTAGACCACCACCTTTCATAAAGGATACTCTACAGACATTAGGAACTCGAATGAAATTGTTTTGAAGAGCTTCTTCAGATGAGAATGGAATGTCTCCTGATTGTGCAAAAGTTGGAAGCATTGCTTTTCTAAAACAATTAATAATGTCTTTAATTTCTTTTGCTTCTTTATCGTTTCTAGGAACTAACTTATAATTCAATGAAAAGTTTCTAAGATCAATACCACTAAACAACAGTTCGACGTTTGGATTTAGAACCACACCTCTTGTTGCTGCAAAGATTTCATTGTTTCCAATCTGCTCTCCAGTAATTTTACTGATAACCGAAGAGATTGATTTCTCACCTAAATTGGGTATGATCTGATTGAGTGTAGTATTTACAGTACTGCCAGCATTTTCAAGTGCCTGCAAAAAATTACCGTCTGCCAATGAAGATGCAGTTGATAATGCATCCCTACCAATGTTACTAAAAGATTTGCCACTCCAGTTTGCTTTATATCCTGTAGAGACATCTTCAGGCATGTATAAAATAACCGAGTTCATAGTAGTCTTTGTGTAAAATTGTTGATCATTTACACTTTGATTATATGCTGCACTACCAGAACTTCCTGCTCTAGTATCTCCTCTATTAATTCCTTTGAATGGTGGTTGATACTCATAGAATTCAAACAACACATAATCTGTATCCTTTGCCATCGCAGCATCTTTTGGATACCTATGGGCGCTTGTAGTGCTGCCCATATTTGGAGCAGCTAGTATGGTATAGGATGTTTCACTCGGATTTAAATCCTGATATTTTGTTGCTGAGATCTTAGTCCATTTTCCACCAGTATATAACCAATACTGGGGGATTTTTGACCCATCCAGTTTAGAAGCTTCTGTGCGCTCGGTTTTTCCCTCAGTGCCAGGTTTTTTTGGTACATTATTTACTAATGCAGTATCATTTAGTCCAAGCTTGCTCATTACTTAGCCATCTCCCTTGATTGTTTGCTACCGTATCCTTTAATCATTCTTTGACCTGAGATTTTATCATAGAATTTGTCATCGGTCTCTTCCCAAACAATTTTTTTATCGACAGGAAAAGTAATTCCGTTAAGTTCTTTCACAAAATCCTCGGTCGGCAAAAGAATAGAAGTATCCCATTCATCTGCAGCAAGGTCAAGATATAATCCATCTACATGACTACTGAGATATTTATGAAAACATACCTTAGGTATATCAACTCTGCCTTGTATTAATTTCTTTGTAACAATTAATCTTTTCTTTGGAGACAGGTAGTGTAAGTTAGCACCCCAAAATTCACTCTTCCCTGGTGCCTTAAAACAATACACTAAAGGAAATCTATCGTAGTAAGGCAGATGCTTCATCTTTGCCTTATACTCAAACATATACAGATGACCTGCTACTGTATATCTACGCAGTTCATTCTTATCTTGTTCTTTGACAGCACCAGCACGATCTTTACGTTCGTCTAAGATGTACTTGTTAAAATTCTTTTTGTATTTACTTGCTTCTGCTTTTACTGCAGATCTATACCAAGTTAGAGATTTCTTTTCTCCTCCTGTAGCAGCACTTACTCTTTCAAATAATGTCTTATATCCTGGGTTCTTGTTTGTAGTATTACGTTGGATTGAGGCAAATCCTTGTGCCATTTTAGACTCCTAAGTGATCTTCGGTTAGTATTAAGAAGTTCATCTGCCTGTCTTCACAATACTCTCTCGCAGCGGACCATTTAGTTTGGTTCTTTACGTAAGTCAGTGCGGCATTACGATAGGCAGCAGTTTTTTTATTTTTCTCATTCGGTGGTTGAGTTTGCTTTTTGGGTTTGATCTCAATAATATACTTGGTAAGTTTGCCACTCTTTTCTTTTACTTTAATGTAAAAGTCTGGAAAATATCGTCTTACTTTACCATCAGGTGCGCGATAGGGAATAATTATCTCTTCGCTACCCCATTCAATTATTGAGGAATTACTATCACAGAACACCATGAACTTTCGTTCCCATAGTGATCTATAAATTATATTTGTTGGGTTGCCACGATACTTAGTAGGATTTTTAGGCTTGTAAAATCCAGAGTACGCCATAAATATAGAAGGACCAACATAGGTATTTAGTGTGTCAATTAATCGCCTGTTATCAACCATGGCAGCGAATGGCGGAATGTCGTTCAGTAATAACTTTATCGTAAAGTTTCTTAATCCACCAGCAGGATTAACTCCCATTCCTGGTGGATCCTATGGGGTTAGTGGCACTAGTGATTACTTTGAGATGTTCTGCAACGAAGCACAGTTGCCTAACACTAATACCGCACAAGGTCAGACAACTGGCATCTATGTTGGCAGTGGTTCTGTAAGTTATCCACATACTAGAGTATTCACGGAGTTTCAGTTAGGTTTTATGTGTGATGCCAACATGACTTCGTTGAAATATTTGCAAGATTGGATGGATTTGATTTTCTCAGGTGATGTAAATTATGGTGAGATGGGAGAAAATAAGACAGGACAGTCATCCACTGCAATGCAATCTGATGCATTTGGACAAGATACAAAGTTTCCAGAGAATAGAAATATTCGTTTAAACTATAGAGATGACTATGTTTGTGATATTGCCATATCAAAGACAGAACAAGGTCCATCATCTAGCACACAAAGATCACCTATTACATACATCTTAGAGAAAGCATATCCATATGCTATTGATGCTGTACCTCTACAGTTTGGATCTAGTCAGATCACTCAGGTAACAGCACAGTTCTCCTACATGAGACATCATGTGATTAAAAATGATATTAAAAATTCAGAATTATGGATACCAAAAACGGAAGACTGATTTCATGAAAGTGGGCAAATTTTTTCCGTTAATTTTCGGGTCTAGAAGTCGCGCTAAATATACATATGATCTGGTCTAAACATAATGGCATTACCACAAATTGTCCTTCCAACCTATGAGTTGGAAATTCCTTCATCTGGCAAAACTATCAAATATCGTCCATTTGTTGTAAAAGAAGAAAAAGTGCTTTTGATGGCACTTGAGACAAATGATGAAAATGCAATTGAAGATGCTGTCAGAACACTCTTGAAAGGTTGTATTCAATCAAGAGTAAAACTTGAAGATTTAGCAATTTTTGATTTGGAGTATATTTTTCTCAACATTCGTGCTGTGTCAGTTGGCGAAGTTGTTGAAATGATGCTAACTTGCGAAGATGATGGCGAAACTCAAATTAAGTACAATCTTAATTTGACAGAGGTCCAAGTTATTAAATCAGAAGATTATTCTAATAAAATCATGCTGTCAGACGATGTTGGACTCATTATGAAGTATCCTTCATTTGAAGAATTTGTCAAAGTGTCTATTGCTGGTGTGCAATCAAGTGCTGATAACGTCTTGGAGATTATGGCAAAATGTGTTGATCAAATTTTTGATGGGGAAGATGTATATGACAGTTCTACCACATCAAAGAAAGAATTTGTAGAATTTGTTGAAGGATTGACAAATAAGCAATTTGAAAAAGTTCAGGAATTTTTCTCTGAGATGCCAGTCCTTAAACATGAGATTAAGTTAAAAAACCCAAATACTGGTGTTGAAAATAGTTTTGTAATTCAAGGATTATCCAATTTTTTCGGATAAGCCTCTTTCATAACACGTTAGAGGGGTATTACAAGACTAATTTTGCTTTGATGCAACATCATAAATATAGTTTGAGTGAAATTGAAAATATGATGCCTTGGGAGAGGCAAGTTTATACTAGTCTCCTCATGCAATACCTAGAACAGGTCAAACAAGAACAAGAAAAAGCAGCAAGGCAGTAATGGCACACGGTTTTCTAACACCAGCACCAGTTTCAGGCGAAAGTCCCATCTCAAAGTATTTTGAGAGAAAGATTGATGAGCTTATTGGGAAGGGTATAAAAAAGTTAGAAAAAGGTGTTTCGGATAAATTTAACGATCTTTTTAAGAAAAAGAAAGATACTACTTATAGATCTGGCAGAGGTGGAGTAGAAGTTGCTGGTGGATATGGTATTGGTGAAAATACTGCTGTTGGCGGTGGTATGTTCTCGGGCAGAGAAGTACCTAAAATGCTGCAGGGTTCTAATAGAGGCATTGAGAAAAACCCCACAAACGTTGATATAAAAACAGGAGCAAAAGTTGATACTGTTGGTGGTCCAAAAAGACTTCCTGGTACTGCTGGCAAAGGTAGTACATATACCAATATGCCAGGTGTTGCATCTACACCTACTGGAGGACTAAATGCAGAAAATTTCTTTGCAAAAGCGCAAACTGGTGTTGGTGATAGTGGAGAATATTTAACAAAATCGCAAAGAGTTGCAGATTTTAGAAAATCGCAGGAAATGCGAACTGCCTCGGCAAATACTCCTGCAATTTCACCTGATAGTGGTGCTGATATTGTCGCTGCTATTAATAAGAATACTGAAGTAATTGTTCGTCTGTCAGATTTAACAAACGAGCAGACAAAAACTCAACAATCCATGCATAATGAGCAACAAGCTCATGCAGATAAATTATCAAATAGAGCACTTGCTAGAGGTGAAGAAAACGCATTAGAAAAAGGTTCTGACTTTTCTTCATTCTTAAAAGCAGAGAGATTTGCACGACTTCCTGGTGTTGGCGGTGGATCTGGTGGTGGACGTGGTGGCGGTCCTGGCATGGGTATTGGTGGCAAAGCTGCCACTGGAGCATTAGTACAAGCAGTTGGTAAGCGTGGTGTAGAACGAGTAGGAACACGATTAGCAGCAAAATATGGTGGTAAAGCAGCAGCAAAAGCAGCAGGTAAATTTGGTGCAAAACAAGCGGCAAAACTTGGTGGTTCTGCTATTGGAAAATCTTTAGGTAAAAAGATACCTTTAGTTGGTTTGGGTCTTGGTGCTGTCTTTGCAGCACAGAGAGCATTGCAGGGCGATTTTGTGGGTGCTGGTCTTGAGTTAGCATCTGGTGCAGCATCAACAGTTCCTGGTGTTGGCACAGTTGGATCAATTGGTATTGATGCTGCTCTTGCTGCCAGAGATATGGGAATGACGCCATTCGCTAAGGGTGGTATCATTACACAACCGACTAATGCCCTTATGGGTGAATCTGGAGCAGAAGGTGTTTTCCCACTAGAAGGTAGAAGGGGCAAAAATACTTTCGAAGCAATGGGTGAAGGTATTCTTGAGGCACAGAAAAAAGGTAAAGCAGAATTTGCTGATCTACAGTCAGCAGGTCTTAAATTATATTTTGAAAATAGGGGTGGATTTAAAGCATTTGGTGATCTTTTTGGAAATGTTATGTCTGGAATATTTGGTCCAATTATAGGGAGATTATCTAAAGGTTTAGGTAATTTCCTAGGTGGTGCATTAAATAATCTCTTTGGTCTTAATGCGAATAAAAATTTATCCTCAGTCAGTACTGGTGGACTTGCAGACTTTATTGGTGGTCTTGAGTCTGGAAATGATTACACTAAGATGGTTGGTGGAGCACAAGATGCATCGGTTCTCAATAAAAACATTGATCAATTAATGTCAGAGAAAGGTGGTCAGTTTGCTATGGGTCGTTATCAGATCCAGATGAGAACTGCTGCTGAAGTTCTTAAGAATGCTGGTATTGATACATCATCATTTAAGTTTGATAAGGCGGGACAAGATAAGATCTTCCAATTACTTCTTAAGAGGAGAGGAGTTGATGACTTTATGTCTGGCAAGATTAATGAAGATCAATTTGCTAAGAACCTTTCTATGGAGTGGGCAGCACTTCCTGAAAATGCATCTGGTAAGGGATACTATGATGGAGTTGGAACTAACAAGTCTTTGACTAGTTTCTCTTCCGTTAAGGGTCAGTTATCTGCACTTAAGGCATCAGGATCGCCATTCCGAGCAGCTGCTCAAACTGGATCTGGAGGATCTCAGAATCTTGCATCGGCAGCACAGAGTTTGAAAGGAACGAGCACAGCAGACGGTCCTGATGGTGGTAGGAGTGGTTGTGTATATGCTGTGAATAAAGTATTCAATAAAGCAGGTATCACTCCACCATGGGGATCATCACTATATGTTCCTGATGCTGAGAAATCTATGATTGATGCTGGTTGGCAGCAGGTACCATATGGTCAGCAACAACCAGGCGATGTATTTGTTATGAAGGATCAGAAGTCTCCACCACAGGCACATATTGGTGTTGCAACCGATAATAAATTTATTTTATCCAATTCATCTGGTAAAGAAGCGATGAGTTGGTCTTCTACAGCACAAGGATATAATTCATATTATGGCGGACAGGGAGCATTATACAGAATGCCTGGTCAGCAAGCAGTATCCACTGCACAAGCAAAAACTCCTGGTACTGCTCCAGAACCACCAAAAAGAGAGGATTTTGCTTCAGGTAGATCTGGTGCTAAAGCATTTTCAGCAGCTAAAAAGAAATTTAATGCAGCATCTACTCCTAGTCCTATTGCTGCAGCACCAGCATCGCCACAAACTGGAACACCTATCATGGCGACTTCAGCACAAGTTGCGAGAGCAGGTTCTACTGCATCTAGTCCAACTATCATTAATAACTACTATACCACTTCCAATTCATCTGGTGGAGGAGTAAATTCAAATGGTGTTGCTGCTGGAATTGGAATGAATGATACAGGCACTGCTGCATTTACTGAACTGAGACTTAGAACGTTAGCATAATGGAAGAAAAACAAACTACTTCAGATTTTTCTCTAAAAAGTGTTTCCATCGCCAAACTTGGCGAGACAGAGGGATACGACATCAAACAAATGGTCAATACTTTCTCTTATGTTGAAAGTATTACTAGTCCATTCATTGCTGCTACTTTGACAGTTGTCGATAGTGCTGGATTTCTGAATGATCTGCCTATTCAAGGTGGTGAAACTGTTGTAGTTACAGTTCAGACTAGTACTAGTGAAGAACCAACAGAGTATCAGATGGTTGTGTGGAAAGTTGGTAATAGATATGCAAAAAATCAGACTCAATCATATACTTTGGGTCTAATTTCTGTAGAAGCACTTAACAACGAATGTATAAGATTAGTAAAACCACTGACTGGAAAACCAGATGATGTTATCAAGAAAATTCTCAGAGAAGATCTAAAGACACAGAAGAATATCTACCCAGAAAAAGCAACAACACAATTTGCGGTAAAAATGTTGCCAACTAATAGAAGACCATTTGATATCATTTCTTCGCTAGCAGTCAAAAGTGTTGAATTTGGTGGAACTGCATCATCTGGTAGTTCTAGTGGAAGTGCTACTAATAATGAAAAAGAAACTGTGTCTGGTAGTGCTGGATATTTTTTCTGGGAGAACAAAAGAGGTTATAACTTCTTCTCTGTAGATAGTTTGTTAAAGACAGAAGATGAAGATACTTGGGGACCATACATCGAGAAACCAGCAAATAAGAGTGATGGTGCTGATGACAGATTTACAATTTCTCAGGCAACATTTGGTTCTGAAGTTGATGTGATGTCATCAATGAGAAAAGGAAAATACTCTACTTTGATGGTTTTCTTTAATCACTCAACTGGACAGTATAACGAGTATCATTATAGCGTTGAGGATGCATATAAAGAAATGAAGCATCTAGGAGTACAGAATACTCCGTCATTGATATCATTTGGGGATAAGAATGTCTCGGATTACCCAACTAGGATTGTTTCTGCATTACTAGATCATGAATCATGGTATAATGAACCAGGGATTGCATCTTATGAAGAAGAAGATGGAGCAGATACTCCTAGTGAGTTTTGCGACTTTCATAAACATTTTTCAGCGCAGTCGCTTATGCGTTATGAACTATTGAAGCATCAACTCGCCACAGTTGTAGTTCCAGGTAATTCTGAAATTTGTGCTGGAGATACTATTGACATTAAATTGGTCAATAAAGCTCCAGCTGCAAGAGTTGATGATGAACCATATGACCAAGAGAGTAGCGGTGTTTATTTGATACAAGAAGTTACTCACACTTATGATTCTACATCGGGACTAAACGGAAGGTTTATAACAACCTTAAGATTAATGCGAGATTCTTATGGTGATGTAGAATCTAATCATGGCAACTAAATAATCAAAGGAGATACTAACACATGGAAAATATCGAAACCCATATCGCCAAGGACAAAGAAATTCTTGACAACCCTATGATTTCTCCCAATCAGCGTCGTCACATTGAAGGCGAACTGCACGATCTGGAAGAATATGTTGAGAATCACAAAGAAGAGATTGAAGCAGGAGATCATCATGATCCCACTGCACTTGAACTTTATTGTGATCAAAACCCATCAGAATTAGAATGTTTAATTTACGATGATTAATTAATATGGATAATATCATATCCAGCATTATTCCTACCCAACGAATTGGTAATGATGGTTTTAATTGGTGGGTAGGACAAGTTGAGGGAACCGCTTCTGATGAAGTAAATAACAAGGGCGGTTATAGATGTAAAGTGCGAATTGTTGGAGATCATCCTGGTGATCCTGAACTAGTCAGCACTGCGGATCTGCCATGGGCAACAATGATGATGCCAGTGAATATACCATATATTCCTGGTAATAGCGGTGGTGGTCATCATCAACTTGAGATTGGATGCTGGGTTATTGGATTTTACTTAGATACAGAAAAACAAAAACCAATTATTATGGGGTCTATTGGTATGACCCCAGGTGCAACAAAAGTATTTGTAGAAAGAACACCTGAAACAGCGCCATTTACTACTGCAATTCCTCAAATTAATGAGGCATCTGCTGGTTCTCCCATTCAGAAAGAATCTGGAACAGGAAGTACTCAAAACTATGGACAGACAGCAGGAGAATCTCAAACAGGAAAGAATACTGGAACTGGTGGATTACCAGACGGAACATGTGACGGAGATGGAAACCCTAGAGTAAATGTTCCTGCTAGAAAAGTTATTGGAGAGCAAGATGAAGACTGGTGTCAGTCTGTAGCAGAAAAATGCTCCAATCAAGATATTAGCGCAAAAATGACCACCATTCTTGGTGAGTTCTTGTATGAGATTCAAAGAAATAATGGAAATATTGGAACTTATTTGGTAAGTCCTGCAACTGGTGCTATTAACGATGGAATAGACATTGCTAGAAAATATGTTGGAAAGTCTAGTCTAGTCATATCCAGTTTTGTTGCTAGAGTAAAAGGTTTTATCATTGAGAAACTACAGAACGCAGTTAAAGATCTTATTCAAGCAACATTATTCCCATCTGAAACTGGAAACATCCTGACACCTGTTACTGAGTTTTTTAACAATATGTTGAAAGACCTTGGTTGTAAGATGGCAGATCTTGGTGAAAGATTAGAGGCATGGTTAACTGATGTTCTAATGGGATTAGTGAATCAAATTTACAGAGCAGTTGCTTGTCAGATTGATGCTCTTGTTAATGGTATCATGTCTCAGATGAATGCATTGATGGAAGAAGTTCTTTCATCTGTTTTGGGACCCCTTCAAGCTATTCTTGGTGCTATTGCAGCACCACTAAACATTCTTGGTGGAGCAATTAATTTTGTTTTGGATTTGCTTGGTATTTCCTGCTCTGGTCCAGATCAAACTTGTGCAAAGTATAAGACAGTATGCACAGATGGACAGAAGAAAGAACCTGAGGATGAGGAAGGAGAAGATTTCTTAGATAAGTTACTAGGTGATATTGATAACCTATTCCCAGCAACAGGTGCAGACTATACACAGTATGTTTGCGATGAGGCATATACAGGAAATACTTTAGAAGTTACAACTGTAGGATTTACTGGAGGAGTTCCTCTACCAGCAGTAACTAATGGCACAACAGTATCAGGCGGACCTGCAATCACTTATGATATTCAAGATATTGAAGTAAAAGAAGCACAGCAAGGTAACTTTATCGTCACTAGAAGTGGAATTACTGATATCGCATCTTCTGTAAAATATAAAACTCTTGTTTCCAAAGGAACTGCAACAGCAGGAGTTGATTATTTTGAATTGTCTGGCATTCTTGGATTTGCTCCAGGAGAGACATCTAAAAAAATTCCTGTTACTACCTTATTTGACGTTGAAAGTGAGTCTGATGAATACTTCTATATCAAATTGACACGCAATTCTCCAGAATTAAACTATAAGACATCTTTTATCAGAAACATCGCTAAATGTACGATTACTGAAAAAGATAAAAAGAAACCATACAACCCATATGATCCACAACCTTTCAATCCTGAAACAGGGTTACAAGAAATATTTACGGATGAAGCGAAAACAGTAACTCCTACTGAAGGAGTTTCTGCTCCAGATTCAGATGTTGTAAGTAACACTGAGACTTATAGCGTTATTGCAGATAAATCTGTTGTCAGAGAGGGAGAATTTGTTGTATATACAATTACTACCGAGAATGTACTCAACGGCACGATTTTGTACTATAATTTGACTGGTGATGGTATAACAGGAGAAGATATTATTGGAGGAGATCTATCAGGATCTTTTGTAATCAATAACAACCAAGGTAAAGTCACTGTTGGACTAGAAGAAGATGGTGTAGTTGAAGAGGAAGAGACTCTTAGGTTTGTTCTAACGGGTATTGGAAACTTTGTTGATGTTCTAGTTACTCCAGCGGAAGACAATGGTGATGGTCCAGATGATTTTGGTGACCTAGACGAAGGCGAAGGAGAGACTCCAGAAAATGCTCCTATTCAATTTAGATTGCCTTCTGTAGATCCAGGAAGAATTATCACAAACCCAGGCGGCGGAATTATTGATATTCCTATTGATAATCCAGGATCTCCTTGGGCAGAACCTCCTTACATTTTCATTGGTGGTGAAGGCAGAGGAGCATCTGCTACTCCATTACTCGATGAGAATGGATTTATTACAGAGATTCGAGTCAAGACAAATGGATTTGGTTACAAATTAAATACTGCAGAATCTGCAAATGTTCGCTGTATCATCGATACATTTACCCTGATCAGACCAGGAAATGGATACACAAATGTGCCAACAATTTATGTTGATGGCAGAGATGATGTTGCCGAAGCAGTTATTAATGATGATGGACTTGTCATTGGTGGAAGAGTTATTGATAGGACAAAAACCTATGATACATTTCCCGAGATTATCATTGTTGGTGGCGGAGGATTTGGTGCTAAATTGATACCTTCTATGAGATGTCTAGATACTATTGCACTCACTACAATTGGTTCCACTAAGATTGGAACTGGTAGATACGTTGATTGTCCATAATGTCTTATCAAACACCAGCATCAGCATACCCAAAAAATGTCTTTAAGCAGACTACTCCTGACGAGTCTCAAGATCTTGGTTGTGGACCAAGATATAGAACATGGCAGAAGAGCACATTAACTGGTGCTGAGATTTATGAAAGACAACTGCCAGACAAAAGTTCTGGAGCACTTAGAATTGATGGTCCATCAGACAATGGTGGATTCATTTCTCTAAAATCTGATGGTAAAATTGTCCTTAGATGTGGAGAGAGGAACGTTGAAAAGGGTGCTGGCAGTGGAAAACTGTGTATTTTTAGCAATGGTCAGCAGCAAAAGCACACTGCAAAATCTTATATTGAGTATAATAAAGGAACAGGCGAAGAAGATGCAGAAGCACTTAATATTATTGCATTTGGTGATGTTGTAGAAGATGCCATTGGATCAGAAAGGCACATTAAAGCGAAAAAGATTATAATTACAGCAGAAGAAGAACTAATGCTGATTGGTGGGTCTCAAGTTCTTATCCAAGCAGGAACAGCAGGTGGTGGTGCCATCTCTATGGTTGCTGGTAACGTTGAGAAAATAACAAATAATGATAAAGAGATTATCATTGGACAGAGAATGACATTTGGTGTCGGTGAAGATAGCACTCTATCTTTTGATCCTCGTGCTAGTGTTAATATCGTATCTCCTGGTCATATTGGTCATAATATCCTAGGAGATTATCAAGTCTTGGTTGGTGGTTGTGAGCAACATATTGTGGCAGGCAACGCTTTCAAAGTTCCTTTGATTAAAGCAAGAGATTCATCATATTCTGTCAAGACTCTTATTGGTGGTCAGACATATGATGCTGCTGACTTTATTAGTAATAAAGCAGCTGGTGCTATCAGCACGGTTGCTGGTGGAGCAATTGACAATACAGCAGGTGGATCGAACACGGTAACAGGTGGTGGTGCCACTACAATCACCGCAGGATCTGAATTGACAATGGCAGCAGGAGGGGTACTCACGCAGACAGCAACGGGTGCTATAACACAAATTGCTGGTGCAGCATTCTCAATCACAGCAGTTGGAGACGTTACTGTCAAAGGTGCATTAATTAAACTTAACTAAGTAATTAAGGATACTGATCTCAAACTGGCACAAGGGGTGTTGTTTCAATTCTTTTTTGGTGCTAAATTACTCATGTAGCAAATCAGGAAAGTGCCTCAACTAATCGCACCAACCACTTGACGCGCTCTGCTTCATGTGCTACAATTCATTCAACGGAACAAGTCGAGTTCCAATTCATCTGCGGGTATCCATTCCGCAAGTAAAAAGGTATTAAAACAAATGATCAAAACTGTATTCGCAGCAACTGCTGCTCTCTCTGTCTCTGCTGGCGCTGCGATTGCTGGTCCCTACGTTAACGTAGAAGCAAACTCGGGTTGGACGGGATCGGACTACTCTGGAACCGCGACAGACCTTCACGTAGGGTACGAAGGTGCTCTTGGTGAGTCTGCTTCCTACTACGTCCAGGGCGGAGCTACTGTAGTCTCTCCTGACGGCGGTGAGAGCGACACCGTTCCTTCTGGTAAGGCAGGTCTGGGTCTTGCTGTAACCGATGCTCTCGGTGCATATGGTGAAGTCTCATTCGTCGGATCTGGCGATGAGGACATCGACCGTGGCTACGGTGCTAAATTGGGTGTCAAGTACAGCTTCTGATAAATAACGTTGAGACTCCTTTCGTGCGGTCTCTACAAAAGTCGGAACACCCAAGGGGACCTTCGGGTCCCTTTTTTCATGGTTCTAAATAATATTGAATGGATTTTCATTATGGACTACAAACCCTATTCGCCAGAATGGCACAGGTACAGATATCTCAAAGAAGCAATTGATAAGTATCTGGATGATTATATTGATAATGATACTATCATGAATGATATCCTTGGTATCGTGTGTGATCGTCAAGAGAAAGCACATGCTGAGTATCATAGACTTGAAGATTTAGAACTTAAATTAGATTTTAGAGACTGACATGCTATCTACTCAATACAGACTACGACTAGAATTTATCTGTAAGAAGATTGCAAACAAGGAGGAAGTAAAATTAGACGATATGATCTGGGTGGAGAAACTCGCTAAGAGACATACCACCGCCAGGGACTGGTTGAAACAGGCTCGCCGTCAGGCATCTCAGGACATCCAGGAAGGCACAATAGATGATTTTATGAATAAGATGGGTCTAGGCGATCCAGACCCTTCTAATCACCGTACAAGGTTCGATGGTGCGGATGATATTAATGATTGGTTCCAGCAGGACAAACCTGAGGATTGGAGGCAACGTGACTGATTATGTCTGTATCCCCATGTGGGATACTATCTTTAAGTGTATGCGCTATCATTGGGTACATAAGTCTGAAAAGGATCCTGTGCAATTTGTCAAAAATCTTAATCCAGAGCAAGAAATGCTATGAGTAGCAAGATGATGTTCCTGGTTGATGCTGGCAACGGCAGATGTATCACTCATGATGGGTACATTCAACTTGGTAGTTTCTCTCATAGCGTAGAGAAGCACCTTGAGTTAAATCCCGAACAAGAATGGCAGGTGACCTATTGGATGCCCGATCCATTCTGTATTAGATATCCAAGACCAAACTACCAGCATACGATGAAGGCGAATGAAGGTTCTCCTAAGACTGATAATTCCTTAGATAGTCGTCCAAGAGACTTTCCAGACCAAGCAACAAATAGACTTGAGAGAACCTTGTAATGAGAAATCCTTGGAAGACTTTAATTGCTAAAGCAAAGACTGCTGCTCGTCCTGGCCAGGAAAAGAAGAATGGAATCAAGAGAACAGA